ATGATAAAGAAGATGTGTGTGAAATGTGGAGAAGTTTAGGAATCAAGGCTTTACAATGTTTATCGGATAAATAATGTCGCAAATTTAGAATATATTTGCGACAAAAAATGTAACAAATTTAGAATATTTTTGTCACAAATATTGCCAAAATTTGTGACAAAAATATTCTATAAAATTCTCATTAACAATTAATTATGTTAGTTTAAATTTATGAACCTTATATACAATTTTGATAATTGCTTTTTTGTAAAAACTTCTTCCTATATGACATTAGCTAATAAAGTTGATGATGTCTATGAAATTTGTAAATTTGAGACAAAAGAAGAATGTGAATTTCATTTAAAAGAATTGCAAAAATTCGGGCATGAAAGATTGTTAGATGAAGATATTTTAGAAAAAGAATGGTTTGAAATATTTTCTTTCAAAGGTTATTTCTTTGATGAATGGAGAATCATTTTAAAATATCCATTAGGATTTTTTGAAAAAAGATAATTAATCTCTACATTTTAATATTAAAAATTTAAAACATAAATAAATGAACTATAAAATATATTCCGAAAATCCAAATTTGTTATCAATTATTAATAAAAACCCTTCATCTAATTTTGGAATGTTTTTAAAAAAATTTGAAAATGGTGTTATTCTTGGGCATTGTCTTTCTGAAAATGACTATATGGTGTCTTTTCACGAAGGGGTGAAGAATTCTTTTCAACAAGATGGTCAATCCGATATTGATTTTATGCAGTTTTGTTCTCCTAAAGTTTTGTTAGGAACTATTAATACATTATTTTCAGAATTAATTGGAAAAGATGTTGTTAAGAATGAATTAGATATTGATGAATTTTTAACAACTATTACAATCCCTTCACTTTACATTGATAATTGTTTAATAGAAAATGGTGAATTGTTATTAGCTAAACATTTTCCACAAATAAAGAATTTTAAAAACAAAATAGGAAAAATTTATTCTTTTGAAGTTCAATGCAATTCAATTATTGAAGCTATTAATATATTGTCATTAATAAGTTTGAAAAGTTATTAAATAAAAATATGAAAAAAAATAAATCCGAAGAAAACCGAATTGAATCAGCTATAAACAATAATTTAGTACATTTTTCTTCAACAATATCACCTGCTCCAAAAAGTGATAATGAAATTGAATCATTATCTAAAGCTATTGAATACTACTATTCTAATGGTGTTAAACAATGTATCATTCAACCAAAATTTATAGGGTCTTATGTTGATGTAGAACTTCATAAAAACATCGAAGATTCGAGATTATTTTCAAAAAATGGATGTCTTATTGAACATCTTGATAGAAATAAACTTTTAGAAGCAATGTTTTCAATACATTCAAAAATGAATTGGAATGATGGTATTTGTAAATATTTAATTCAATCGCAACTAATACCTTTTGAAGATATAGAAAATGAATCATTTATAGAAAATTTGAACACTTATGGAAAATTATATGAAGAACATTTAAACTTTGTCAAAGATTCTACAATTTATGATAAGATTGTATCGTTAAAACTTTCAAAAGAATTTGATGATTATAAACAAAATGTTTTAAATCTTTCTAAAAAAGAAATTAATAAACTTTATAAAAATAAAAAGGATTTACTAAGTACATTTGAAGCAATTGATAACTTCAATAGACTTAACGTAAATGCGTTAAACAAAGGCTTGGAGACCTTTAAAACACAAGTTGTTATATTCGGATGGGAAAATGGAAATTATCAACTTATACCGTTTAATTTATTAAAAACATATTATGAAAATGGTGACGAATATGTTAATGATAGTAACATCGTTGGTTATTGCATGTTTAATTTAAAAAGTCAAAATTTCTTAATTATTGATTTTGAAAAAACAGAACTTTCGGAAGCTATATATTATGGAAATGAATTTTATAAACAATTATGTTCGCTTAATTATGGAGGTGTTATTATAAAGCCTAATGAAATGTATTTAGAAAATACTATTCCAATGTTTAAGGTGAGACATAATGATTATTTAACGATGATTTATGGAATAGATTTTAAGAGTAATTTTGAATCATATTGGAGAAACCGTTCAACACAAAAGGATGAAATTATTTCAATAAATCAATGGAAAATCTCACAAGAATTATTAAGAATTAATCAAAAAGATATTAATTCAAAAAATAAATATTACAAACAACTACTCAAAAAAATCTTAACATAGTAAATTTTATAAAAATAATTAATAAATTACAAATTTTATGACAATTAATGATATTTTAGAACTCCCTAAGAATACAAGGTTGAGGTCTATTTATGATACAAGTGAAACAGTTTATACTTTTGAAAAATTAAAAAGTGTTAATAATATTGTTCACGCTTTTGTTCAAAAAATTGATGAGAATGATGTTAGTGTATTACATTTTCCACTAAATTATTTTGAAAATGAATTTATAATTTATGTTGAAAAACCTTTTGAAATACTCGAAGCAGTAGTTGAAAAGAAAATTAAGAAATAATAAAAAAGCCTTTCTAAAAAATTAATTTAGAAAGGCTTTTTACATTAATCTACAACAGTTGGTTCAATAAAACTGTCAAGAACCGTTTCATCTACTTTTAATAATAATTCAGAAAGTGACCCCCTAAATGTAAATTTGCTCAATGCCAAATTTACAAGATTTATATTATCTTTTATTCTTTGATGTGAAAAAAATAAAGTTAATAAATCAACAGGAACAGCGAGATTTTCCAAAGGTAATAAACTTCTCTCAATCATTTCTCTATTTGGATGAAACTCATTCGGTTCTAAAAATTCTCTATTTACTATTTTATAGGTTGTCATAACACAGTCCATTTCTTCAATTTCACCTGTTTGTAAATTCGCAAATGGTGATTTTGTTTTTCCAAATTGATTATCAAAAATCAAAAAGTTTGGAGATGGTTTTAAATCTTCATTTTGTTCAATAGGAATTGCTATAATCCCTGCTTGTGTTAATTGTAAAACGTCTTGTGCAATCATTTTAATAATTTATTATAAATATATAATGTAAAAAGCCTTTCTAAAAATTAATTTAGGAAGGCTTTTTTACATTGTTTTATAATGTATTTTAAACTATTTTTACTTCTATGAGGCAATCACCTTAACAAAAATTTTAAAGGCTAAATTTCAAGGGTTTTACCTTCACCATTAGATTCTTCTATCAATTTATTATTTTCTTTAATTAATTGTATCACGTCTTCAAGAAGGTATGGTGAAAATTTAGGATTTCCATCAATACCAACATCCATTTGATTATGACTTGTAAATCTACCTTGCTCCTTATTATGAAAATGTCCATGTAAATTCATCCAACCTTTAGAAATGTTCTCCCAAGAAAGAAATGGAAAATGTGAACAAACAAATGTATTCTTTCCATATTTGAATTTGAAAATATCGTGAATCGAATGAAAACACCAATCAATGTTATATTCAACACCATTTGGAAAATCAACATCAAATTCATTTGATGGAAAATATATTTTTTTCCCTTCTCCAATATGATGGTCGTGGTTTCCACAAACTTGTATAATATTTTTACAAATGATTTTTTTTCTAAATTCGTAAATATTTTCAATTCCACCAAAAGACCAATCACCTAAATGAATTAGAACATCATTTTCACTAACTTTTTAATTTATATTAAAAATTAATTGATTACTCATTTGAAATTCATTTATGAAATATCTCACTTGTTCTAAAGGAATTTCTCCAAATTCGTTTTTCCAATGTGACGTGCCGTAAGTAATCCCTTTGTGCATAAAGTGGAAATCACTACTTACAAAAACCTTTTTACCTGTTAAATCTTTCATTTCTTTAAATTTTTTAATCTATTAATTTGAATAGTTACTTGTCCAAAATCATTTTCAATTTGTTCTATTCTTTTATTTAATTTCTTATTTTTTTCCTTTAAATCAAAATTTTCTTTCAATGAAAAATTATTAAACTTTTCATTCTCTTTTTTAATTTTAGATATTTCCTGCTCATTATTTTCAAGACGTAATGTAACACTTTCTAATAATGTAAATTCTCTAAATTCATTTGGAGTATTTTTATAATATTTCTTAAAAAGAAATTGATGAAACTTTATTAAATATTTTTTCATATCTTTCTTAGATTTGGAATCATTTTATTAAATTCCTCCAACGTATTTTTAAAATTTTCCTTTTCAAATCCTTGTAAATTTACTTCAATTTTATTTGGAGAATGTGCTTTTTCAAAAGTTTTTGGTTTGTAAGTGTTAAATGGTGGTTTTTTCATTTCCTATATATTTTTAATAAATTTTTTATTACTTTATCTTCTAAACCACATTGTATTAAATAATCTTCTACATCTTGTCTTGAAAACATACTTAACATAAACTCTATGTTCCTTTTTGATTCCTTCAAACGTTTTGAAAAAAATTCTAACAATTCTTTTGTGTAAAAGGATTCTGTCTTTTTAACATATTTTACATAAATTCTTTTCTTTGGAAAAAGGTCTTTGTAAAAATTATAAACTTGTTCATTTGTTAATGATGTAGAATATTCATTTATTACATTAATGTTCTCAATATAATCTGAAATATTTGAGAGAGCCTTATTGAGTGAAAATATAGTGAAGCTACTTTGTTGGGAGGGAGTGAAAGTCTCCCAAGATTTTTTATCATATAAAATTGAATTTATAACATCAAACATAAACTTATATTTTTAACAGTTTCTAAAACTTTTAAAATCACATTTTGTACATTTAACATTCCTTTGCGGGGGGTTAGATGTTAAAATATAATTATCACTATCTATTAATTCTTCGCTACAATTTGGACAAGCAATCCCATTCCCACATTTAACATTTTCATATATGAAATCATTGAATCTGTCATTATGTTCTTTTAAACTAATTAGTTTTTTCATTCTATAATTTTTAAAAATTCAAAAATTGTTTCTAAATCACTATTTCTATAAGCATATTGTAAATATGATGTTGGATTTTCATAATGATGTTTATTAGATTCAATATGTTGTAAAATTGATTTTTCTGTCAAAAAGGCATTTGAAAATTGATAAACCGTTTTAATAGGAACTTTGTAAAATCCCAAATATTGAAACATATTTTCCAAATCATATTCATCAATTTCATCTAAATTCCATTGTGCAATAGCATCTTCCCACCCATTTAAACAATCTTCACCATTTTCTTTTAAAAATGTTACCATTTCATCAAAAATATTTTCAACTTTATATTCACCATCAGCATGATACCAAATAATTTTGTCAGAATTTTCTTCCCAACAACTGTCTTCCTTCTTCTCCATAATTTGATAAAAATATGGAGAAGCTGTTCCCCTATTATCTTGGGTTTTAATTTCGTTTGAAAGATATTTTAACTTTTTGTAAAGTTCATCACTAATTAGTATCGTTTCCATAAATTTAATTTAAAATATTTCTGTTCCATTTATAATATATAACTTTTCCATTAATATATTCTTTCCAAGTTTTATTCCATTTGCTTGATAATAGAAGTGTTAGACATCCATCACTCTTTGTAATTCTATGATAACTATTTCTTGGAATATATAAAAATCTATTCCTACTCCTTTTAGCACTATCAATTATATAGTTGACTTCATCAAGTAAAAATTCTTCAATATAATCTCCAAAAATTCTAATAGAAATGGCATTAAAAGCATGTGTATGAAACCTATCTTGACAACCTTTCGATTGATGAAAATAAAAGAATATTATTGAAAATAGATATTTACATTCAAAAATAATAAATTGTGAAACAACTTGCTCACCAAATTCAAATTTGTTATAATCAAATATTGAAAAATATTTTGTTTTCATTGTTTAAATTAGATTTTATTAAAGTTCATCACTAATTTCTATCGTTTCCATAAATTTAAAATTAATTGTTTAAAACTATTTGGGTAATAAATTTCTAAAATATCTTTACAAACTTGTTGTCTCGCTAACAAAGAGTCTTTTGCTAATGAAAGACTAATTTTATAAGCAGAAAAAATTAAAATGTAAAACCAATAATCAGCTTTATTGGGCAAAAGAGATTTATAGGTTAATAAATAATTACGTTTAATAATTCTTCTACCTCTATTTGTAATAGTTTCATTACCATTTGTAAAAAGACATACTCCAAATTCCATTTTATTATTAACACAAAATTCATATAGTTCATCAGCATCATTTATTAAAATAGCTTCATCAACTAATTTAATATAATTTTCTAATTGTTCTTTAGTTTTCATAAACTCTATTAGTTAATATTTAAAATGTATTCTCTCATCTTTTCACCATCGTAAGAAGTTACAATATCTTCTATATTTTCAATAGCATTGTGAACGTGATATTGAGCAAATTTTATCAATAATTCTTCAAATGACCAATTATTAGAAATATATATTTCTAAAAAATCTTTCGTTGTTGACTTGTTCATATTCTTATTTTTGGATTATTAAAAATTTATTAAATATTTTAAAAACATTACTTCTACCAAGTTTTTCTAAATGAAATTTAGACATGTATAAATGAAGTGGTAAAACACATTTATTAGTTTTTTCATTTAGAAAGTTGTATCCAAATTTTGTAACTTTAATAAATTTTACAGGGAAATATTTATTATTCCCAAAAGAAATCCAATAAATATTTCCAAGTAATAATGTATGTACTTTTGGATTTTTCATAAACTCTATTAGTTAAATTTATTTTTTAAATTTTATAAAATCGGGAATTTTTAATTCTACGGTTTTTGGTACATTTCTTTCAAAAATTTCTTGCAATTTTTCTTGCATTTTTGTTCTTGTAAATGTTGATGAAACAAATGTATTTTGTTTTTTTGAAAGTTCCAAATATTTCTTATAATTTTTATAAACTTCATTTAAAATATTTGCAGCATCATTATAATTAGCCGTAAACCATTTAGATTCTTTTAAAATAAAATCATTAACTGCACTTGGATGAACATCTGTTAATTTACCACCTACAAATATATTATACTCTTGTTTTAGAAAATCCATGTGACCCGAATAACCCGAAACAATTAATGGTTTCGATGTTGTTGCAAATTCCAAAAAGGTTCTTGAAAACCCTTCACCTTTTGTTAATGACACCATTGCTTTAATTTTTGAATTATTGTAAAGCATGTTCATTTCAACATCTTCTAAATCACCATGAATTAAATAAACATTTGGTAGAATTTTTGAATCAACTGTCGATTTAATCAAATTAATTTTATTTTGAATTTTATCTCTATCAATTATTGATGTTGTCGCACCACTTGTTTTTAAAATTAGACATGGTGAGTTTAACTTGTTTTTGAATGTTTCATAAAATACCTTCACTAACATCCCAACATCTTTTCTATCCTGTCCAATTTCACCATCAAGCCATGTTCCAACAAATAAAAAAGCAAAATCTTCTTTAATTGATTTTAAATTAAGTTTGTTATCTTTATAAGAAACTTGTTTAAAAATATTTTCATCATACCCTTCAAACAACACTTCAATAGGTACTTTTACTTTATCTACGTGAACAACATTTCCATCGTTGTCTTTAATATTTACTATTGTTTCCTCTAAAATCTTCTTGACAAATGTTGATGGTACAATTACAAGGTCTGCTTTATTACATCCTTCTATAAAGGATTTTGGTGCAATATTTGTTTCAATACCACTTGTGAAAAGAATATTTTTTTCAAGTCCTATTGGTTGAAATTCATTTGGAAGTCCTATATGAATATAAACATTTGGTTTAAATTGAATCTGTGGAATAAAATATTTAAAAATTTCATCGCTTTCTGTTATAGCATCATTTTTTGTATTTCCCCATTTGAGAGGAAGGAGTGATATTTCATATTCTTGTGAATATAATTTTATAAAAGATTTTGCAATATCATAACTCTTTTTTCCATATCCACTTAAAGAAGTGAATTGTCCACTAATTATTAAAGTTTTTTTCATTTGTTTGTAATAAAGTTTCTAATATTTTGAATAGCTTCTTGTGGTAATCCAATATCTTCTATTTTAAAAAACGGGAAAAATTCTCTAATATTATAATTTTCACCTGTCCAAATTGAATATCCACCATTTTGTGAAATGGATATTGCTATTTTATTAAAATTTAAAATCTTTTTTAAAGCCTGTTTTACAATAGATTCTTTATTTTTTGGAACATTTATATCAAAATCATCTTCAATACTATTAATTAATTCTTCTATGAGACATGAATCTTCGTTTGAATTTTCTATACAATCATCATAATATTTTTCAATCTCTTCATCCGTAAATTTTGATGGAGGTGTTTTATCAATTATAGTAATTAATTTGATTCCCTTTTCAATTCTACCATCAAATTGTTTGGATGAAGAAGGTGTTGCTGTACACCAATTAGTATTAGCACCATATTTACATGATGCTCTATGTGTCAATGGTGAAACAACTATAAATCTCTCATCTCTATAAATGTTAATTCTTTCATTATCTTTTACAGAAGATTCTAAAAATACTTCATCTATTATTTGTTTTAATTTCATAGTTTTACTACATCAAAGTTTTTACGTGGAACAAATTTTTCTAAAGTTTCTTCGATTCCTTCTATAATAGAATTTGTCATTTTTTGAGCAGTAAATTTTGCTTCATCCCCAATAGCCCATTCTCTACCTTCTAAACCTCTATTTTTTAAAGTAGTTTTTGAATATCCATAAACTTCTTTTAAAACTTTTCCAATATCACTTGGTTGAACTCTATCATCATAAATGTAAGGTGTTGGTACACTTCCTACTAAAGATGTATTCGATGGAAATATTGGAAAAGCCCATATACCATGTGGAACATATTTTCCAATATTATTTGAAGGAAAATCTTTATTGAAACTTATCCAAGAACCATAATTGTCAAATCTCATTTGGTCTTGAATACCACCTGTTACATTTCCAATGATACATTTACCCGCTAACATAGATTCTGTTAGAGACAAGCCCCATCCTTCATTTGAAGAAATTAAAGCTGTTACATCAATACTATTATACATTAGATTCATTTCATGTTGAGAAAATTTTCTATCTGTGAAAATGATATTATAATTATCATTATCTCCGAATAACATTTTCTTAACTTCTATTAAATCTGTTCCATTTGGGTCAATTGGGTCTGTGTGCATTAATAAAGCAACTTTTGAACGAGATTCTTTTGTTAATTTATCACAGAATTCTTTAAATCCCACCATCAAATCACTTGGAGATTTTCTTCTAATATTTCTACTATTCCAAAAAACAACAAATTCATATTCTTTTCCTTTGAATAAATCTTTTTTAAAGTTTTTTAACTCTTCATCATCTTCTGAAAGTGGTTTGAATCTTGATTCATCAAGCCCATGTGGGATATATTTTATAATCTTTTCTTTGGATAATTCTTCTCCCAATACTTGTTCGACACAGTTTTTTGTAAGTTTTGAAATACAAAATAATGTATCACATGATTCATAAAAACTTTTATTATACATTGGATAAGGATAATTATCCCAAATGTTTAAATAAATGATTGGAAGTTTTCTTCTTACATCTCTTTCAATACTAAATAACCATTCATAATATCTTGGGTCTGTCATCATCATCAAAGCATCAATTGGTTCAGCCTTTAAAATAGCCTTCACCATATCAATATTTCCATAACCATTAACACCGATTTGGTGTACACAAGCATCTTTTAAATTCGTCAGTTTATTAATTTCTTCCGACAAATCCATTCTTTGATTATTATTCGGGTGATTATGAAGTCCACCTAAAATAAGCCAATTAAAATGATGTGCGGATTTTAAAACAATCTCTTTTGAAATCGTTGCTACTCCACTATGTGTTCTAATATCGTCACAGATGTAGAGAATTGTTTTTCTATTTTCTTTCGGAATATAATCGAAATTCATTTGTTAAAATTAAGTTTATTTATTATAAAACGGCTTATACAAAAAATTAGTTCCCAAACTTTTAACATTTAAGAACTAATTTTTAATTAAAATTGTGAACCACTAATTTTTAATTCTGTACAATTTTCGAGAATTTTTCTAAATTCTTCATCTTTGTTATATAAAAACATTGAACGATTGACAAGTTTCTGTTGAGAAAATTTTCTTAATTTAGCTGTCTTTTTAAAAAGTTCATGTTGGGCTGTTATAACATCTGTTGAAGTTAATTTACAAAATCCTTGTGTGAGAGATTCTTTTGTCATAATGAGAATTTTAATATAAATATATATTCACATAATAACATATATAATATAGAATTATTTCTTATGATTTTCGACCAATCGTACCATATACCATAGAGCTTTTTCCAAATCCTCGTAACCATTCTTTTTCTTATATCTTAACAAATACTTTATAACATTTCCTTCAACAAAGTTTAAATCATGTGCTTCAATGATTTTAATAGCTTCGTACACATTAGTTTCTCCACCATAATGATTTGGATGATTTACTTTTTCTAATGGCTTATTCTCCTCATTTTGAGAAATTACTTGTCCATCTTCAATAAGCCAATTATTTTGCAATTCGTTTATAACATCGGTTGATAAAATTTCA